CTTCTAAATCTTTACGTAGCGTAGCTTTTTCGTCCAGGGATAGCGTGTAGCGTTTAGATACGATTAGTGGCTTGCCTTCAGCGGTTTGCAATGGCTGGCCATCGTTATCTTCACCATGTAATTCAAACATAGTGATAATTTTGCGTTGCATTTTTTTCTTACCCATCCATTCGGTAGTTTGCGTACCGATGTCAATTATTCTGTATAGACGGGCAAGGAAACTGCCGGCTGGGGGTAATTTAAAGTCACTACCGGAACTGGTTTGTTTTGCAATTATCATTTTTTCACTTTCCAAAAATATTTCCAAAATCGTTAATCACGTCACGTAACAATGGGTTAACGTGACTATTACGGGGTTTTCCACAAGCTTGACGGATGCAGTCAACTTGTTCTTGGGTTAAAAATTCATTACTAAATTCCATGTCATCTAAAGCTTTTTCCAGGAATTCTTCATGTTCTAACATCAATTGGTTTAATTCTCCATCCATAATTACTCCTTTTTTATCACGGCAACATTGCCGTACTTACAAATGTAAAGTAAAATTTAGTTGTTGTAAAGAAATATTTAGCAAAAAAGGAAAATAAATGACAGATGCACAACTAATTGATATGTTGGGCCGGCCAGCCAAGGTGGCAAAACTATGTGGCGTAACGGTCCAAGCGGTGTGTCAATGGCGCAACAACAATGCAATACCAGCCGCACCGTTGATGCTAATAGCGGCAACCATTGAAAAGGAATCAGTAGGATTAGTAACCAGGAAAGACCTTTTTCCTAAAACCTGGCATATTATTTGGCCGGAGTTAAGCACGGTTTAGTTTTATGGTATAGTTCTAAACATTGAGGACTTGAACACTCGATGAATAGGGTTTTATTGGTGGTTTTAGGGTTTAGGAAATGGAATAAAGAGGCATTTCCCAAGCCGTTCAAGCTAAAGCTACCAATAAAGCCCTTTTTCTTTTGTTCTTTCCACAATCGGACTTCCCCCGATAGCAATGCGGTTAGATCGCCGGCTGGAAAGAATAGATTGGCCTACCAGCACCCGGTATGCGCCACGTAGGCTTAAATGGGCACTACACAAGTTTTAAGGGACAACGGTGATAGACAACCCTTTAAACGATTGAACATTAACCTTGGTAGCATTAGTTCAAGTAAAGCAATACCTTCTTGAATGGATGTGGGCTTATCACCCTTGGGGAACCTATGTACCAAAAATACAACACTAGGGAAAGTACCTATAAAAATATATTTGACAACTAAAGAAAACTTTAGTAAATTATATATACGGTCTAGTGATCGTGATTAGAAAAGGAAAACAAAATGTACGAAAAAGCCCTAAAAGAATTTGCCAAATTATCCACCGTTAACCGGGATGACCTTGACGGCACCATTGCCCACCTAGTGTTTCGTGCCCAGCACGAACTTGACCTAGAAGATGAAGGCGAAAACGAATACATAGAATTTGAATTGCCTAAAGGCGAATACGCCAAACTTACCAAGTTTGTAGCTAAATGGAGTGGCAAATAATGAAAACTTTAGCCGTCAAAACAAACAAAAACAACGTTAAATACGCCCTGGTACAAGAGGGTGATAAGTATGGCGTTTGGACTTTATGTTCTAACTATTGCCGTCATGCTAAAAGCGGCGTTGCTAAAACTTGGCGTTATGTAGAACGCAACATGACTTTTGATGATGCAAAAGTTTTGTTTACAAGACGTTCTAAATAAGGGATCAATCATGGCATATATGAGCAAAGAAAACGCCGCATTGATCCGCAACGCCCTTAAAACGGCGTTTCCAAACATCAAGTTTGCGGTACGCAAAGACACTCATTCAATTCACGTAACCATTGTTTCTAGCGACATTAATTTTAGTATGCTTGACACCCTGGCAACCTGGAACCATAAGGGTTACGCCCAAATTAACGAATACCACCTTGAATTTTATGGCCAGCACCAAGAATTGTTTGCCAAGATTGTTGACATTATTAAAACGGCCCCGGCCGATCAATGGTATGACCGTTCCGATTCAATGACGGATTATTTTGATACTGCTTTTTACATTCACTTAAACGTAGGCGCATGGGACAAACCATACGTTTACATTGATAACAAAAAGGCCGCCTAATGTTTGAAATTTTTTGGAAACATTACCCCAGGAAGGTAGCTAAACGTGCCGCCCTGGGGGCGTTTAACCGCCTTACTAAAGACGAACAGGCCCAGGCCGTAGAAGCCATTGAGGATCACGTTGCGTATTGGAAATTGAAAGGTACGGAAATGGATTTCATACCCCATGCAAGCACGTGGATCAACCAGGGCCGGTTTGAAGATGAACTGGATATGACCCCAAAAGAAGTAAAGCGGCCTTCACTTCCCTGGTATAGTAATGATGAATTAACTTTGGCCAAGGGCCGGGAACTTGGGTTAAATGCATACGCCGGTGAATCAATGGGGCAATTTCGACAACGAATTAGCCAAGCAATTGGAAAAGCATCGGTATGAATGTGAAATCAGACAGTTGCTTGTTTACCGTACCCAGTTTGGGCTTACCGGTTTTCGGGCTTATTTTGTTAGGCCTTCTTTTGATAGTAGGCGTGAACGCCTTGCTAACGATGTTTACGATCAATACAAAAAAGGCAACCGTGGTTCCTGGGGGGATTGGCGATGAGTGAATTAATTTTTATATTTTTCTTTTTTACCGGCGTAATTGTTTGGGGTTTTGCCCTTTTCGTATTTATCAAAATATTGTTAGAAAGATGATGTCACCACTTTTAATAGCAACCGTTGGCGTAATTTATTTTTGTATTTCAATAAATTCTTTTATTAACGGTCAAATGGGCCTGGGTATATCGTTTTTAGGTTATGCCATTGGTTCAATTGGCCTTTACTTCCAAGCCCTATGAAACCTGAAACCCGTGTTGTTGATCCCAATGATTGTGTAGATTATCTATACGAATTTGCCCCGGAATACGCCAAGGCAAAGGGCGAACTGGCAGAACTAGAAGCTTATCGCCATTCATTGCGTAGTATCAAAATGAAGCAGTCATCCGAACAAAGTTTGGGTGCCCAAGAACGTGAAGCTTACGCCAGCCAGGAATACCAAGACTTATGCAAAGCCATTGGTGCGGCCACGTACAAAACCGAAATGTGGAAGTATCGGCTAGAAGCGGCAAAGCTTAGATTTGAAGCGTGGCGCACCCAGGAAGCCAGCAACCGCAACCTTGAAAGGCTCACAAAATGAGCCAGTTAGATGAAGATTTTGAAGAATGGGCACCATTTCTTTTGCATTTAATTGAAGTTAACCGGTTAAAAACAGAAAACCAGCAATTACGTGAACAAATTAAACACCTGGAAAGCCAGGTTTACGGGGGAACAACTAAATGATTGACTATTCAACGCCTTATCTTGCATTGCACAAATTAATGAAAGATTTTCATGCCGCCACAATACAAGGCGATTACGCAAAAGCATATGAAATATCAATAGATATTACTGATTTATCCCAGCAATTAGAAGATATTGCTAAAGGAATGGCTAATGCCTATTCTGATTGAATTAACCCCGGCTGAAATACAAATGGCCGCTTTAGTAGGCACTCAGCGCACGGTCCAATGTATTCAAAACGGATCAAAGCATAGGTACGGGGCTAAAGATACGGATGCCTGGCAAATGAGCATAGAAGGGGCTATGGGCGAATGTGCCCTGGCAAAGCACCTTGGCATATTTTGGTCAAAAGGAACCCCCGGCGCAACTGACGTAGGCCCACATGACGTAAGGCAAACCCCATTAGCGCATGGCAAGTTAATCGTACACCCTACTGATGATAATGACCGCCGTTTTTACCTGGTAACGGGTTTATTGGGTAAGTATGCAATTCATGGTTATATGTATGGCCACCAAGCCAAACAACCTAGATACTGGGCCGATCCCCAAGGCACAAATAGATTTGCTTATTTTGTTCCACAAACCGATTTGATTCAGGATAATGGCGTAACTACATTAAACCCTGATAAACATTGGCTAGATGACTAAAGCGGAAAAAGAACATTATGCGAAGCTGGCTAGATTGGGTTGCATATTGTGCGTACAGAAAGGAATCCTTGATACCGATACGCCCGTGGAAATCCATCATATTCGCAGACATGGACAACCAAGAAAAACTGCTAAAACTATACCCTTGTGTATGTGGCACCACCGTCTTGGAAATTCCAGCGTTCATTCCCTTGGCCACCGTGGATTCCAAAAATATTGGGGATGGAGTGAAGAAGATTTACTCGAAAAAGTTGAAGAATTGCTAAATGACAATAATTAAACTGCCTTACCCACCCAGCATGAATACGTATTGGCGCAACTTTAAGGGCAATACTGTTTTAAGCCAAGCTGGCCGGGAATACAAAAAAGCAGTATGGGCTTGCGTTCATGAACAAAAAATACCCAAATTTGGCGATAAACGGTTAGAAGTAACAATGTGGTTATATCCCAGGTCCAAGGTAGTCACGGATTTGGATAATCGTTTAAAAGCAGTTTTAGACGGTTTAGAAGAAGCAAACGTATTTTCATGCGATGGCAATATTGACGTACTTATGATTCAACGTGGCGAACAACGCAAAGGTGGCGGCATTGATGTAATGATTGAAGTAATCTAAAATTAGCTATGGCAGAAGAATACGAACTAGGCACCGTTGGCCCTGTACCAACCGTTAACCCCAATGTAGCAAAAATTGGGGAAATGCTTAAAATTGCCAAAAAATATGCGGATCGTTATTACGTTAAAGATTACGTTCCATTAATTGGTGGAACTACCCTGGGTGAGTTTCTTTTGGGCAAAGCACCGGAAGAAGTTGAACGTTGGGGCCAGGGTGATTATCCATTTAGAAACCCATCATCCGTAGTAGGAACCGGCGGCAACCGTTTGGATGTATGGAAAACGGGCCGATTTGAACCTACTTTTGACGTACTTGCTAACGTGGCACTTCCGGCCGTAGGAACAGGGCAAGTAGTTGCTAGAACAACTAAAAACTTACCAGTTGGCGCAAGCATTATGGGGCCGGAATCTGCATCTTGGAAACCTGAAATGGCGTTCCAAGCTGGAAAGATGGAAGCTAAAGGGGCCAAACCGGATGAAATATACGAAGCTACCGGCATGGTTCGGGGCTTGGATAACCAATGGCGTACAGAACTTAGTGATCAATTTGCCAAAATGAAAACTAAAGGTGATATGTTTAGTGAACATTACATGGCCGCTAAAGATATTGCACCATTGCAAGTGCATTTAATTAAAGCTGAAGAAGCCAAATATGGCCGTAGCCCACCAAAATTGCATGAAATGACTGATAAAGAAAGAAATGATTACGACATTTTTAGAAAAGAAAAGATTGAAGAACATGGACGTTTAAGTAATGCACCAGTTACGGTTAAAGATGTATTAGATCATCCTGAATTGCTTAAAGCTTATCCGCATTTAGGGGATATAAAAGTTAAAGTTGGTAGTGGGCACGGCGGTCAACGTGGAAGTTATAACGAAGGTCAAAACACTATTACATTAGCTTCTTATTTAGATACCGAACAATCCCGATCTACTATGTTGCATGAACTAACCCATGCAATACAAAGTAAAGAAGGATTTAACAGGGGCGGCAATCCTGATATGTTTACGCATCAAAATTTAGCTTTACAACTAAAGCAAAATTTAGAAATTAGGGACGTGGCCGATGTAATAAAAAAAGGTATGCCGGATGCAACTGAAGCAGACGTTTTAGCAAAATTAGAAAATATCTATAAAAACAAAGGTTTTGACCAAGATTATTTAAAAAATGCGTTGGATCGTGATTATTGGTCCGATGACATAGCTAAAAAAATTGTTACAGAATATGGTTTAGATAAAAGAGAAATTCCATATTCAAAAGAAGAAATGTATAGAAACTTGGCTGGGGAAGCTGAAGCCAGGATGGTGCAAAACAGATTAGATTTATCGCCTGAAGAATTACGTCAAAATTTTCCGTATCAATATGCACCAAATAAATATGGTTTAGATATTGATCCTGACAGGGCAAACGTTATTAGTGACCGTGGCCAATTAATTAATGAACCATCACAAAGCTTAGACATAAAGGGGTATCAAGATGAAGGAAATTATAGAAGGGTGGCAGAACCACAATCAAACCTTGAAAAGTTTGGGATTACCGGAAATGACCAAACAAGATTACCAGGCGGCCTTATTGAGAACGCCGGTAGAATCACACGAAGAAGCAATCCGGATGACATTGCGAAATCGGCCGAACTTATCCAAGCCAACTTAAACAATCCGCAATTCAACAAAGCTTTAGCATTAGCGCAAAAACACAACCCTGATTTTGATATACAGGCTATTAAAGATATGCCTGAATCATCCCTAGGCAAACAACATTCTATTGCTAGAACTTATGATTTGTTGACTAAAGATAGCGTTTCGCCCCAGCTAAAAAATGCCATATTTGATGATTACATGGCTAAATACCCTGACATGATGAAACAGTACGGGGTTAAAGATTATGATGATTTAGTAGAAAAATCATATGCCCAGCTAAGAAAAGAAATTGACCAGCAATTTGATGACATGGTTAAAGGCGGTATGAAATTGTCGTACCACCAAGGCGATGCTAATTACCTGGATTCCAGGGAAATGCTACGGGATGCCCTGGTAAACAACCATTTATATACCTACCGTGGCGGTGACGTACACCCATTGCTAAATGAAATGGATGAATTTTATGGCCTGAACAGTAACGAAAAGTTCCGGGCGGTCCATGATTTTTTTGGTCACGGCACAACCGGTGCAACTTTTGGCCGCAAAGGTGAAGAAATTGCATACGGTGCCCATGCCCAAACATTAAGCCCATTAGCTAGGATAGCGGCCGCCGCTGAAACCAGGGGCCAAAACAGTTTTGTTAACTATTCCGGCATTAATGCTGATTTGGAACAAAAGATGATGTCAACTAGGATTGCTAGGGACCAGGCCGTACACCGGGGTGAATCACCTGATCAATACGATGCCATTTTGCGTGATTTAGGCGGCCAATGGCAGTACGCAAAACAACAAGGCGTGGCTTTACCACCGGATATGCTGGAAGCTGGTTACAAGGGTGAAATGCCTGATTACATTAAAGGCAATTTATTTCCTGAATACGGTGTAAGCCATAAGGGCTACCATTATTCCAACATATCAGACCTGGAATCAACTGATCCAGCCAAGTATGGCTATGGAATCCGGGGCGCAGAAGCTAAAAGATTAGCCCTTCCAGGATCAATTAAGGAACGTACCTATTTTTACAATGAACCAGGTATGCGTGAACCTGGCCTTGGACCAAACCAATATGAAGCAGATTTAAACCATTTTTACGATACTGAATCTGATCCAGCCGGGATTATTCGTATGGCAGATAACTTTAATCGTGACAAAAACGGCATACTAGATACTGCCGGCAAAGCTAATGATATTGAACGCATGATGCGTGAAGCCGGGTATCACGGTTACTTTAATCAAAACACCGGAGTAGGTATATCTTTTGAGCCACAAATAGTGCGTGAATATTCACGTGAATAATTGACAAAGTAGTAAAATAGCGGAAAATGTAGTTTGTATTACCCCCATCACATAGGAGAACTAATCATGGGCAAAATGGATTCAATGAAGGGCGTACCTTCAACAACTGGCGCAACTGCACCTAAAGGCGTTGATTCTTCTGATACTACCGGTGAACGCATGGGCAAAATTGTTAATGGCGTAGCTATGGGCAAAGAAGATATGACCGGTGCTGACAAACAGTTCAACACAGGCCGTACCGCTGGTATTTGCTATACGCATACCCGTGATTGCTACCAACCATGTAACGACTAATTATGCCATTTACCGCTGATCTAAACCCCAAGGGCAGTAAATCTATGGATTTGCTGGAAATGGTCAAAATGGAAGATTATTTGGAACGCAGAAAAGCTTTATCTGCGCCACGGCCAGCCGTTAAACCGGCGGCAAAAACGGCTACACCAGCCGCAGATGCCATTTTGGCTAAACCAATTCCAAATAATATGTTGAAAAGTAGTGCTGATGATATTGGTACTGAATTTAAGTTCAATAGCAAGCAACATATGAACGACAACATGGGATAAAGCGAAAAGCCCTAGCACGTGAAGGTAAACTAGGGCCTTTCTAACCAAATACAACCAATCGGAGTAGTTGCAATGGCTAATGTTGATTTTATATTAAAACCCTTGGGGGACAAAATTGTTGTTCGCCCGGATAAACGCATTTTAAGCACTACCATTATTGTTAAAAACAAAGAGGTAGATAACATGGGCACGGTAGTAGCCGTAGGCCCTGGTAAGAAGATTAAAGGCCGCCGGGAAGCAATGCCGGTACAAATAGGCGATTACGTCAGATTTGGCACGATGGGTAACGATGAATACCTAAAATATCAAGAATACTTTACTAACAATGAACGTTATCTGATAATGTCATGGCAAGACGTATGTTTTATAACTGACGGAGAACAAGCAAATGGCAACTAAACCCGGTTTGTATGCAAATATTCATAAAAAGCAAGAACGGATTGAAAAGCAAAAGGAAGCTGGCGGCAAAGTAGAACGGATGCGTACACCTGGTAGCAAAGGCGCACCAACTGCCCAGGCGTTTAAAGATTCTGCTAAAACTGCAAAGAAGAAGTAATTATGGCTACTAAAAAACACGATAAGCCGATTGCCCATAAAACCACCGGCAAAGATAAAACGTATAACCCTACTGATAAGGGTGCTGGCATGACTGCTAAAGGCCGTGCTGAATATAACGCCAAAAACAACGCTAATTTAAAACCCCCAGCACCAAATCCTAAGACAGAAAAGGATAAGGGGCGTAAGGCATCATTTTGTGCCAGGATGGAAGGCGTAGTAAAGAACGCTAAAGGACCAGCGGAACGTGCTAAAGCAAGCTTGAAGAACTGGAACTGCTAATGTTTAAGCGGCTAATTGAATGGATGATTAGCGTATTTGAGCCAGTTCCCAAGCCTATTGCAAAACCTAAACCCCGGCCCCAAGTAAAGAAAGCCACAACACGAAAGACCACTATGCCATTAACTAAAAGCACCAGCCCTAAAGCATTTAAGGAAAACGTAAAAGCTGAAATTAAGGCCGGTAAGAAACCTGACCAGGCAGTAGCTATTGCATATTCGGTTAAACGTGAAGCGGCAAAAAAACCAACAACGAAAGGAAAAAAATGATCACTTTTGCAGATATTGAAGTTAAAGACGTACAACTAATCCTGGCCGGCTTAAAGAAGCTACCAATGGAACTTGTTGAAGAACTTCATAACAGACTATTAGCAAGTGCTAATGAGCAATGGATAGCTAAAAACAAGCCAGTAGAAGGTTTTAAGCCGGAAGATATTACAATTGTTAAGAAAGCTGAAGAACCAGCTACGGCAGAGTAAAGAAAGCTTTACAAATCATGACATTACCAGTTAATTCAACCGTTGATAAAGGTGGTGCCCCAGTAGGCAATGACAATGCCAAGAAGGGGAAGCTATTCTATGATCAATTGCGTAAGGTGCTGGTACAGAATGACCAATTGAAGCTACGCCAGGTTAGTGAAAAGCTAGTGGATGCCGCTATTGAGGGTGAACCCTGGGCAGTAAAGGAAATAATTGATAGGATGGATGGCAAACCAGTAGCCGTTCAGGAAATACAAGGCCCTGATGGAACACAACTGAAGGCTGGTTTTGTATTAACTTTTGAAGAACCTAATGGCAACAATTCAGGAAGCTAAAGCCAAGGCACGGTTCCCGGCAAAACTTAAATGCTTATTTGAACCGGCCAATGCCCGATACCGTGTTTTATACGGTGGCCGGGGTGGCAGTAAATCTTGGAACATTGCCAGGGCACTTTTGCTGAAGGGATGCGAAAACCAAATACGGGTACTATGCGCCCGTGAATTCCAAACCAGCATTAAAGATTCGGTCCATAAACTGTTATGCGATCAAATATTTGCCCTGGAAATAGAAGCCCATTATGAAATTACTGAACGCACCATTAGGGGCATAAACGGTACAGAATTCATATTTGTAGGCGTTAAAAACAATACAAACAACGTTAAATCCATTGAAGGTATTGATATTTGCTGGGTGGAAGAAGCCCAATCTGTAAGCCCTAATAGTTGGAACGTCCTGGTACCAACCATTCGTAAAGCCAATAGCGAAATATGGATTAGCTTTAACCCTGAACTGCCCACGGATGAAACCTGGAAGCGGTTTGTAATGCACCCACCGGAAAATTCAGTAATACAAAAGATTAATTGGAACGACAACCCCTGGTTCCCTGAAGTATTGGACCTAGAACGCCGTGCCCTTCAAGGAAGGGATGTAGAAGCATATAACAACGTATGGGAAGGAATTCCCCGGCAAACGGTAGATGGTGCCATATTTGCTAAAGAAGTCACTATGGCCGAATTAGAAGGCCGTATCTGTAACGTACCTTACGATGCAACTAAGGGCGTTCATGCCGTTTTTGATTTAGGCTGGGCAGACCAAACGGCCGTGTGGCTACTTCAATTTGTAGGTCAAGAAACCAGGCTATTACGTTATTTTGAAGATAGCCAGCAAACTATTAGTTATTACATGGCCAAGCTTCAATCGTTTGGCTACGTGTACGACACCATATGGCTACCGCATGATGCTAAAGCCAAATCCCTGGGTACTGGCAAATCTATTGAAGAAATTGTTAGGGCTACCGGCATGAAGGTACAAATCTTGGACCGGGTGCCAGTAAATGACAGTATCAATGCGGCCAGGACTATCTTTAACAAATGCTATTTTGATAGGCAAAATACTGAAGAAGGCTTACAATGCCTTAGACACTATCGGTATGACGTTGACCCTGATACGAAAATGTTTAGTGCCAAGCCACTACACGATGAATATTCGCACGGGGCCGATGCCTTCCGGTACATTGGTTTAATGATTAATGAACCTAGAAAAGCCCAGCCAAAAAGGGCTAATCAACGGACACAAGTAGGCTGGATGGGATAAATATGGCTGACAACTACGATGAAAAGAAATATTACGGTGACTTAGACGGCGATCCCCGGATTTCAGAAGCAATTGAATTCTTACGCCAGGCCGCCGAAGCTGATACTACTAACCGTCAAGAAGCTTTAGATGATGTAAAGTTTGCCGCTGGTGATCAATGGCCAGTAGAAATTCAAAATAGCCGTACTTTAGAAGCCAGGCCATGCCTAACCATCAATAAAGTTGATGCGTATGTAAGACAGATTTGTAACCAGCAACGCCAGCAACGCCCACGGATTAAGTGCCAGGGCATGAATAATCAAACCGATGCCAAGATGGCCCAAATGATTACTGGTATTTGCCGACACGTAGAAGTTAATTCCAATGCTGATCATGCATATGACACGGCGTTTGATTTTGCGGTACGTATGGGATGGGGTTATTGGCGTGTAACTACGGACTATGTACGCCCTGATTCGTTTGACCAGGAAATTTACATAAAACCAATTGATAACCCTTTTACCGTTTATTTTGATCCTAATTCAACTGCCCCGGATGGTTCCGATGCTGAAAAATGCCTTGTTACCGTGGTCATGGCTAAAGAAAACTTTAGAAAAATGTACCCGGATGCCGATGATGGCGGTAGCTTTTCTGCCCGTGGAACCGGTGATAGCAATAGCGAATGGGTAACAAAACACGATATACGCATTGCAGAATACTTTTATACCCGTATTGAAAGCACATACCTGGTACTGTTATCTGACGGCACAACTGCTTATGAAGATGAATTACCAAATAAAGAAACAATGGAATTGGCTGGTGTATTTGAAATAAGCCGCCGTAAAACATTTAGAAAATCCATTAAATGGTGCAAATTAACTGCCATGCAAGTGCTAGAAGAAGGCACCTGGGCCGGTAAATATATACCAATCGTGCCAACTTATGGCCAACAATGCGTAGTAGATAACAAGCGCAAGAAGTTTGGCCTGGTACGTATGGCTAAAGACCCCCAGCGGATGTATAACTTTTGGCAAACATCCATGACAGAATCCGTAGCCCTGGCACCCAAGGCTAAATGGATCATGGCAGAAGGCCAAGACGAAAACCACGAATCAGAATGGGCTAGTGCCAACAATACGTCTTTTTCTTATTTGCGTTACAAGCAAACAGACATTAACGGGGTGCCAGCACCACCCCCAATACGCCAAGCCCCGGAACAACCACCGGTAGCAATTATGGCGGCGGCACAATCAATTACTCAGGATTTGCAGTCAGTAGTAGGCATTTTTGACCCTAGCCAATTGCCACAAGGCATGATTAGCGGTAAGGCATTAAATGGTCAGCAAATGCAAACTGACATGACTAATTACCATTATTACGACAATTTGACCCGTTCAATTGCCCATACTGGCCGAATTATTCTTGATTTAATACCCAAGATTTATAGCCAGGAACGTGTAATGCGGATTATTGGGGATGATGGTAAACCCGAATTAACCACGGTAAACCAGCGCACAGGCGAAACGGATGAAAACGGCATTGAAAAGATACTGAATGACGTAACCGTTGGTGAATATGACGTAGTTATGGAAACTGGCCCTGGTTACAACACTAAACGCCAGGAAGCGGTTGATTCTATGATGTCATTATTGGCCGCTGATCCTAATTTAATGAACCAAGCCGGTGATTTAATCTTTAGAAACATGGATTTCCCTGGTGCAGACATTATTGCTGACCGCCTAGCCGCAGTTAATCCAATGGCCCAAATTGATGAAAAATCACCAATACCGCCACAAGTTCAAATGCAATTGGCCGCAAATCAGCAACAAATGCAAGCCATGCAAAAGCAGATTGAAGTTATGTCAATGGTTATGAAGTACCGCACCGATGTAGAAGCAGTACGTCAAACTGGTGAAGATCGCCGTGCCGTTATTGCCGCTGAAGTTAAGATGCGTGACCAAAATACCCGGTCATTGACAAGCCAAAACAAGACCGAAATTGAAGCTTTGATGAAGCTAATTCTTGGTCAAATGGATACGTCCAGGTTAGAAGCTGAAATTATGTCAAGAAATCAAGAACAGTACCAAATGATGAATAACGCCACCAATGCCATTGAAGATAATATGGCCGTAATGGCACCTAATCCTGAACAAATACAACAACAACAACGAATGGCGCAACAATCCCAACAAATGCCACAAGGACAACCGCCACAACAAATGATGTAGTTGCAAAACACTAGATATAGTATTAAGATTACTTAACAACACTACCTATGGTGTATTCATAGGGTTAATTCTTGGGATAATAACCATGTCAGAAGCACAAGTAGCAGAAGTTGCACCAGTTGTTGAGCAACCTAAACAAGCTGGTTCAATCGTAACAAGTGAAAATTTAGCGGAATTTAATGCTGATAAATTAGGTTTAGCTTCCGAAGAAAGCCCAACTGCGGCTACTGTTGAGGAAACTCCAGTAGAGCCAGCGGCCGATAAAGGACAGAGTGAACCAAAATTAGCTGATGATGAAGCGACCGGAACAGAAGAAAAGAAGCAAAACCCAAAGTTAGAAAAGCGGTTTTCTGAACTGACTAAGCAACGTAAAGAAGCTGAAGCCAGGGCAGAAGAAGCAGAAAGACGTTTGGCGGCAATTGAAGGCAAACAGGCACAACCGGCGCAAGCCCAACCTGAAAGCACTCAAAAGCCAACCCCTGACAATTACCGGGATGCGTTTGAATATGCAGAAGCATTATCGCAATGGTCAGCGGAACAAGCGTTATTAAAGCGTGAGCAAGAAGTTAAGCAAAAAGAGTTTGAAGTTCAGAAACAAAAGGTCATTCAGACCTGGCAACAGAAACTTGAAGCAACGATTGCTGAACTGCCTGATTACGAAGATATGGTGGCATCAAGTAATGTGAAGGTAAACGACACGGTACGTGATGCGATCCTTGAAAGTGATGTAGGGCCAAGAATCCTATATGAACTTGCAAGTGATGACGATATAGCTGAAAAGCTTTCTACCATGTCAACTGCTAGTGCTTTAAAACTGATTGGGAAACTGGAAGCTAAGTTTGAAAAAACTGAAGAACCGGTAAAAGCGGAAAAGAAAACTGTTGCGGCGAAGTCTAAAGCACCTGAACCTATTCGTCCTTTAAGGTCCACGGGTGGCGTAGCCGAAGTTAGTATGGATGGTAACGATATGTCATACCAGCAATGGAAAGCCGCACGACAGGCCGGGAAGATTAGATAAGGTTAAACCTAATTTAATTTTTAAGGAATTATCATGAGTAATAATTTATTAACCATTAGCAAGATCACCAACGAAGCGTTGATGGTCCTAGAAAACGAACTGACATTTACAGGCCAAGTTGACCGTAACTATGATGACCAGTTTGCCGTAGTTGGCGCAAAAATTGGTCAAACAGTCAATGTACGCCGTCCTGGCCGTTTTATCGGTGCAATTGGTCCTAACCTAGTAGTTGAAGATTTCAACGAAACTTCAGTACCAGTAACACTATCTACACAGTTCCAAGTGTCAACCCAGTTCACTACACAAGACCTAGCACTAAGCTTGGATATGTTTAGCGACCGTATTTTGAAGCCAGCAATTGCTACTGTTGCTAACAAAATGGACCGTGACGGCCTGGTAACTGCTAAAAACAATACCGCCAACATTGTTGGTACCGCTGGTACTGCCCCAACTGGTTTGATTACATACCTGACTGCGGCGGCTTACCTTGATTCGGAAGGCGCACCACGTGATGGCCGCCGTTCATGCACAATCGAGCCATTTACTTCTTCAACCATTGTTGATAGCTTAAAAGGTTTGTTTGTACCAACATCACAGATTTCTAGCCAATACACTAAGGGCTTGATGGGCCGTGATTCCGGCGGTATGAACTGGTATATGGACCAAAACGTTGTATCACAAACGTTTGGTTCTTATTCTTCCGCAACATTGTCATGCAACGTAACAACTGCAACTGGTTTCTTGACAAGTGGCTGGGCATATTCAAGCAATATCACCATCGGTGCGGCTTCTGCGGCGGCTACATTGAACCAAGGCGATACATTTACCATTGCTGGCGTATTTGCGGTTAACCCACAAAACCGTCAGTCTTATGGCAAATTGCGTAACTTTGTAGTTCAATCTACAACTGCAATTGGTTCCGGCGGTACTGCAACTGTTACCGTTGTTCCAGCCGTTATTACTGCTGGCCAGTTCCAAAACGTTAGCGTTACATCAAGCGGTTCACAGACTGTTACCCCATTCAACAATACTGGCGTAACTTCACCACAGAACATTTTGATGCACCGCAATGCGTTTACTTTAGCTTGTGCTGACTTAGAATTGCCTGAAGGCGTTCATTTTGCCGGCCGTGCTTCTGATAAAGAACTTGGTTTGTCAATCCGTGTGGTTCGTCAATACACCATTAATAACGATTCCATCCCAACACGTTTGGACGTTCTGTATGGCTGGGCACCTTTGTACCCTGAATTGGCTTGCCGTATTGCATCGTAATGAAATAGGGGGGATCAAACCCCCCATTTTTGAACATTAAATTTAAGGAATTAATATCATGGCAAATCCAGGCCCAGCAACAACCGTAACAAATCACCCCTCAAATCTAGCTAGTAATCAAGCTATTCGCCTATTAGCTTCTTACCAGGGCGTAAACGTTAACGCAACAGGCGATACCGTGTTACCAGTTATTAACACTAATTCGTATGGTGTATCAAACGTTATTTTTACAAACGCATCAGTTAGTTTGACAACTGCCGCCGCTGGCTTGTTTACTGCACCATCTGCTGGTGGTACAGGAATCGTAGCTAACGCCGCATTGTCAGCAATGACTGCTTCAACTGTTGTTAGCCAACGTACTGTTGCTTCAACTGCATTACAAACTGGTCAAAATCTATATTTAAACGTTGGTACCGCACAAGGTGCGGCCGCCACTATGGACGTTTATGTTTATGGTTACGACTTATCATTCCTACCTTAATAAGGACCAGGAAATAGTGAAGAAAGCCACCCCTAGAAAGGGTGGTTTTTTTCTTTTTTAAGCATATAATTAATTATCCTCACTTAAAGGAAACATCATGCCATCTACTACCCTTGCACGTGGAAATGCAATCAGCACTTTCTACATTCAACCATCTTTAACCCCAGCCGCAGTTGCCGCAAATATTACTGCCGCACAAACATTTACTGTTGCTGGATTAGAAACAACTGACCATGTATTGGTATCATGTGCCGCCGCACAAACCGCTGGTTTATTTATTGCTGATGCCCGTGTTTCAGCCGCTAATACATTAAGCGTTCAATTTGGTAATTTAACCGCTGGTTCTTTAACACCAACCGCCGGTGCTTACTACATTGATATAGTACGTTTTGAAGGTCCATTACCTACAACTGCGGTTTAATCATGAATCAATTAAACGCTATACGTCCAATTGGGCCTACAACTGGCATTACAGTTAGTAGTTCTTCATCTACTGCCGTCACTATTAGTGCTTCAGGCAACAACGAAATGGACTATTGTGCTTTTTTGAATACTGCTTCTACACCGGTGACAATTAACATTTTTCCGGTAGTAGGTGGCGTAGGTACTGCTAGTGCGGCCGTAGTGCCTACCGGTACCCCAACAAACACAGTAGTTTTAGGTATTGCTATGCAAGCACCAATGGTTATTGCCGTTCCACCAGTATTTTCAATTACTACTATTGGAACTTCCGGAACGCTATATGTAACGCCAGTAAGCTATTAGTCTTAAAGGAAAAGTATGACTAGCCCATCTAATTCTGACGTACAGAATTTATTACCAGTTCAAGCCTACTTCAATTTAGATGGGTCCTTTAATACTTTTATTGGCCAGGGCGTTCCGTTTTATGCAACGGCCAACCCTAGTCAATCCGGCCTTAACATTACAAACAGTACGATAAATAGTACGACTATTGGTGCTACAACGCCTTCAACTGGCGTATTTACAAATATTGCAACAACAACCGGCACAATTACTACTGCCGCAAGCGGTCCAACGGACATTGTTAACAAACAATATGTTGACTATTATGCCGCTGGATTAAGCTGGAAAGCCCCGGCACTTACTGCAACTTCTGCCAATATTACGTTGTCAGGCCTACAAACTATCAACGGCGTAACTGTTGTTGCTGGCGATACCGTATTAGTTAAAGACCAAACTAATGCCGCACAAAACGGCATTTATGTTGCTTCTGCTGGTGCTTGGACGTATTCTATAGGCGGCGATACCTGGAATGAATATATTAGTGCCATTATTTTTATTACATCCGGATCGTTAAATGGAACTGCATGGTTTTGCACGGCACAACCAGGTGGCACACTTGGCACAACTGCTATGAATTGGTCCAATTTCAGCGTAGCTTCAAGCTATACCGCTGGAACTGGATTAACACTTGTTGGCACCCAATTTAGTATTACCAATACTGCCGTAACTGCGGCCGCTTATGGTTCTGCAACGCAAGTAGGCACGTTTACAGTCAATGCCCAGGGACAACTTACCTTGGCTGGTAACACAACTATTACTCCCGCAGTAGGATCAATTACTGGACTTGGAACTGGCGTTGCAACTGCTTTGGCAGTTAATACTGGTTCCGCTGGGGCTTTTGTAGTTAATGGTGGTGCATTAGGTACCCCATCAAGTGGTACGTTAACAAATTGCACGTTTCCAACATTAAACCAAAATACAACTGGCTATGCGGCTAGTTTGGCTGGTGGTGCGGCTGGCTCATTGCCTTATCAATCTGCCCTTAATACAACTGTATTCTTGGCCGCTGGAAGTAATGGCCAAGTCCTAACATTGGCTTCAGGCGTTCCATCTTGGGCAACCCCAACAACCGGTACTGTAACGTCAGTAAGCGGTACAGGGACCGTTTCAGGGATTAGTTTAAGCGGCACAGTTACTTCAAGCGGAAGTCTTACATTGGGCGGTACATTAGATTTATCTTCACCCCCAGCTATTGGCGGTACAACTGCAAATACCATTCGTGGCACAACAATTACTGCAACTTCAAGTTTTGTAGGAACAAATTTTGATGCTTCAGGATCGGCCGGTGGGGCACTAAGGACTAATACTGGATCAAATTGCTTGCAATGGGGCGGTGGCGGCGGTGTAAATGTGACAGTAGATGGCTCTATTAATATGAATGGTGCTGGTGCGGCCATTCAAATAAGCCCAATAAGTGCTGGAACTGTAACCATTAATCCTAATGGCGCATCAACAATGAATAATGTTGCTATTGGTGGAACAACACCATTAGCTGGAACATTCACTACATTACGTTTTAATAGCACTCTTTCTTTGAATGGTTCGACCGGAACCGCTAATTATTTGCTTCAATCTAATGGCGCATCGGCACCAAGCTGGGTGGACCCAGCAACATTAACTGTTAGTGCGGCATCAACTGCCACAACCGCAACAACTGCTACAAACGCTACAAATACTGCAATTACTGACGATACAACTACTAACGCAACAATGTACCCAACATGGGTTACAACAACTACTGGTAACTTACCGCAAAAAACTTCTTCTACTAAATTAAGTTTTAATCCTTCAACTGGTGTTTTAAGTGCAACTAGCTTTACTGGATCGGCTACATTAACTACGCCAACTTTAGGTACACCAGCTTCAGGCAATTTAAACAATTGCACGGCAGACGGAACAAACAAAGTTGGTTATCGAAATATTCCACCAGTAGGAACAAAAACTGGTTCTTACACTTTGGCCGTGGGTGATGTTGGTGAATATGTTCAAGTGGGTTCAGGTGGATCAATTACGATTCCTGATGCAACCTTTGCTGAAGGCGATATTATTACAATTTTTAATAATACAACTGGCAACATTACAATTACTTGCTCGATTACAACTGCGTATATTGGTGGAACAAATACCGATAAAGCCACTATGACATTAGCTACAAGAGGGCTTGCAACCATTTTGTTTATTAGCGGAACAGTTTGCGTAGTTTCAGGGAATGTAACCTAATGAGTGGAATTCATGCAATGCTACTTGGTGGCGCATTAAAGCCTGATTTGGTGGTAAATTTTTTAGTCATTGCTGGTGGTGCATCAGGCGGTCAATGGCATGGTGGCGGCGGCGGTGCTGGTGGTTATCGTTGTTCAGTTTCAGGAGAATCATCCGGTGGCGGTGCTGGTGCAGAATCACCACAAACATTAGTAGCATCAACAAATTACACCGTTACAGTTGGTGGCGGTGGTTCATCAGTTACCGATGTTCCAGGAAATGCTGGTTCAAGTTCTACGTTTAATACTATTACCTCAACAGGCGGTGGTGGTGGTGGAAACTACATAGGAAACCCATCAAGCGGTGGATCAGGTGGCGGTGCTGGCGGTGGTGGCGGTGGCGGTTCTTCTACTGGTGCATCAGGAACTGGTAGCCAAGGATATGGTGGTGGTAATGGTGATGGTGGTTTAAATGGTGGCGGTGGTGGTGGTGCTGGCGCAGTTGGCTATGACTACAATGGTGGAGTAAATGGCGGTGGTGGTGCTGGTGTGTATTCTTCAATTACAGGATCATCTACCCCAAGAGCCGGTGGCGGTGGTGCTTCAAGGGAAAGCGGCACTACGGCCGGTGGTGTTGGTGGCGGTGGAAATGGTGGATCGCCAAGCACACCCCCAACATCCGCAACAGGAAATACAGGCGGTGGTGGTGGTGGTGGAAGAAGGGGATTGGAAGGACAATATAGCGGTGCCGGCGGTTCAGGAATTGTTATTTTGAAATATCCTGACGCATACACAATTTCCAATCCAGGCGGTGGCTTAACAATTTCATCAGAAACATCTTCTAGTGGTTTTAAATCTGTGCAGATTACTGGTGGCACAGGCAATGTGTCTTGGAGTTAATATGGCGCACTATGCTTTTTTAGACGAAAACAACATTGTTACCGAAGTAATTGTTGGCAAAAACGAAGGCGAAGATAACATTGATTGGGAAGCGCATTATGGCGCATTTCGGGGTCAAGTTTGCAAACGAACTTCTTACAATAGTTTTGGTGGAATTCATAAATTAGGCGGTATTGCTTTTCGTAAAAATTATGCTGGTATTGGGTTTACTTATGATGATCAAAAAGATGCATTTATTCCACCACAACCATATCCAAGTTGGTTATTGGATGAAGAAACTTTTTTATGGAATTCTCCAGTTTCATACCCAACGGACAATAAACAATATTTATGGGATGAAACAACAACTTCATGGGTGCAAATAAATGATTAATTATCAATGGACTATTTTAGAAACTTTTGGTAATGAAACCATTACTAAAGTTCGTTATTTAATGAAAGCAAAAGATGAACAAAATACTGTTGAAACTGAAGGAAACCATCAATTTACTGAAACATTGGTTTGTAAACCTTTATCAGAAATTAAAGAATCTGATTTAATTGGCTGGCTTGAATCTGATACTACCAAAGATGGTGTAAACCTTATAAAATTAAACCTAGAAAACCAATTAGAAGCCCTAAAAACCAGTAAAAAAATGGCTTTTCCTTGGGAAGCCGAAACTTTTACTATTGGATAAATTATGACAACGCCAATTGATATTATTAGCCGTTCACTTAAAGATATTGGCGCATTAGCGGCTGGGGAAGCCCCAACTTCAGATGCCGCAATTGATTGTTTAGATATGCTAAACGATATGATTGATCAATGGTCAAACGAAGATTTTATTGTTTTTAATACAACTGAAATTATTTCTAACGTGGTTCCAGGTCAAACCCAATACACAATTGGCCCCGATCCACAAACGCTAAACTTTATTGGTGCTAACTTTACAGGCACCTTTTCAGGCAAAGTTTTAACTGTTACTAACGTTACCCAAGGTGCAGTAGCAGTAGGCCAATATTTAAGCGGTCCTGGCATTACGTCCGGAACTAAAATTGTTCAATTTATAACTGGTGCTGGCGGCAATATTAATGAAGCTGGTACTTATCTATTAAACATTGCCCAAGGCACCCAAACACCAGTATTTACCGGTTCTATATCAGGGACAACCCTAACCGTAACGGCCGTAACGTCCGGAAACATTGGGATTGGTTCAGTTATTAGCGGCACAGGCGTTACTGGTGGAACAACCATTACGGGCCTTATTAGCGGTACCGGTGGCGTAGGCACTTATACCGTTAGCGCAAGCCAAACCGTATCTTCCACAACCATTACAGGCACTATTGTTGCTACAAATATTCAAGCTTATTATGAAAAACCACTAAGCATTGATTATGCTTACGTGCGTATCAATACAAGCCAAAGCGGTAGCCCGGTAATAAACGGTGGCATTGACTACCCAGTAGCCGTTATTAACTTGGTTAATTACAACTCTATTGGCCTTAAAACGTTAAGCGGTCCTTGGCCTAAAGCCCTTTATTTTAATCCTGGCGCAGATTCAGCTAATTTGTTTTATTGGCCTAACCCTAGCCAGGGTGAAATGCATATGTTTGCTAAAACAATATTTAGACGTTATGAAACCCTTTATGAAGATATTGTTCTTCCACAAGGTTATTTCATGTGTTTGCGCTGGTGCTTGGCAGAACGTTTACTTCCCATGTACGGAAAAACAGACCCAGCCATTTTAGGCATGATTACTACGTATGCCGCCCAAGCAAAATCCACGGTTAAACGTACCAATATGCAACCTATGCAAGTTTCACGTTATCAAGATGCTTTACTAATGAGCCGGGCCAAAGATGCTGGCTGGATTCTTACCGGCGGTTTTACTAATTAAGGTCAAGATATGCCTGATTTTGGATTTGTTGGCCCATCGTATGAAGCCCCTTCCATCTACCAAGATGCCCAGGAATGTATTAACTTTCGCCCTGAAATTGACCCATTAAAACAACCTGGTCAAAACGGGGTAATTGCGTTATATCCAACCCCAGGATTAACTATTAAGGCAGTTCTTGCTAATACTGGCGAAGTACGTGGTTTAAGAACCGTTTCGGGCGGCGATTACATGGTGGCAGTTTGTGGGCAAAACGTTTATGTTATTGATTCTACATTTAATCCAGTTAATATTGGTGCCCTAAATACCAGTTCAGGAATTGTAGGAATTACTGATAATGGTTTAAACGTCTATATTGTAGATGGCAGTAACCGCTATACATGGCGAATTGCAAACCCAAATAATGCTGAATTTGTTGGTTCTATTTCAGGCACAACATTGACCGTTACGTTGATGAAAAGCGGAACTATTGCCGTTAGTCAACAAGTTCTTTGTGATGGAATATTGCCTGGAACCGTTATTACTGCATTGGGCACGGGCACGGGCGGTGTTGGAACTTATACAATAAATCGTACACAAACCATAGCTTCTAGGGATATTAATACTGCGGCAGTTGGTGCAGTTGTTACTGGAAGTATTTCGGGCACGGTTTTAACTGTTACTGCGGTTACTAGCGGAATTTTGTACCCTGGCCAAACTATTCAAGGCACCGGCGTTACTGCTGGAACGATTATTACGGCCCTTGGCGGTTCTGCGGCATTGTCATTTAGCATAACTGCGGCCGGCACCGGATATGCCGTTGGTGACACTATTACGGTTACTGGCGGCATATACAGTCAGCAAGCTACATACACAGTAGCAACCATAGGCGGTAGTGGTGCGGTTACTGGCCTTACAACTGTAAATAATGGCGTTTATACAGTAGTGCCAGGAACCCCAGCAAATACAACAACTAGCGGTAACGGTACAGGGTTAACCCTTACATTAACATTTGGTACTGGTACTGGCAATACAGGAACCTATGTTGTTAGTGCTTCACAAACCGTTAGTTCTACAACCTTGTATGCACTAAATTTTAGCGTTTTACCTACTAATGATGGTCCATTTGAAGGTGCAGATGTAGTTGATGTTGTTGATAATTACTTTGTTTATAACCGTCCTGGCACCCAACAATTTGGTTCATCAAACCCTTTATCGCCTATTTCTTCAGCATTAGCATTTAGTTCAAAAGATGGCGCACCGGATGATTTGGTTTCACTTATTATTGATCACCGTGAACTTTATTTGCTTGGCGAAGTTTCCAGCGAAGTTTGGGTAGATAGCGGATTATTTCCTTTTGCTTTTCAACGTATTCCTGGAACATCCACCCAGCACGGAATAGCGGCTAAGTTTTCCATAGCTAGAGTAGGAAATTCGTTTGCTTATGTTAGCCGCAATATTCGTGGCCAAGCCCAAATTATGATGATGAACGGGTACGTACCAACCCGTATATCAACCCATGCCGTAGAACAAACATTAACTGATCAATTTGTTAGCGATGCTAGGGCCTGGACGTACCAATTAGAAGGCCATGAAGTTTACGTTGTAAGCTTTCCAACCCTTGATTTAACCTGGGCTTATGATATTTCCACCGGAATGTGGCATAAATGGCTTTGGGTAGATACAAATAACGTATTTCATCGGCACCGGGGTAATTGCCATGCTAGTTTCCAAGGGTATAACCTTGTTGGTGATTGGGAAAACGGTAGTGTGTACCAATTGGATGCTTTAAATTACACCGATAATGGTACTGAAATTCGTAGGGTTCGCCGGGCACCCCATTTAATTAGTGACTATCAACGCCAATATTTCCATGAATTACAAGTTCATTTTCAACCCGGCGTGGGTTTGCCTAATGGTTCCGCACCCCAGGCTATGCTACGCTGGTCAGATGATGGCGGTTCTACTTGGTCCAATGAACATTGGTCAAGCATTGGCGTACAAGGCGCATACCAAAACCGTGCAATTTGGCGTAGATTAGGTCAAGCACGGGATAGAATATTTGAAGTAGTAGTAACTGATCCAGTTAAAGCGGTAATTACTGCGGCCAACTTAAAAGCGGATGCTGGGGTTAACTAATGGCTAATTCTTCAGGAAATCAAGGTGGAATTTGGACTAATACCCAAAATAACCCTTATCCACAATCCCCTTTATTGGATGAACAAACCAAACGTCCAACTAGGGCGTGGCAACAATTTTTTCTTGGAATACTAAACTTTACTTCAGCACCGGCCGCAACAACCGGCCAATCCGGGGTAACTTTGCCAGCAAATCCAGTAGGTTTTATTAATATTACGGTTAATGGCCAACCCTATAAAGTGCCTTATTACAATCCATGAACCTGGTTTACGTTAAACCTTTTAACCAATTAGCGGTAAAAACGCAAATAGTAAATTTGCAAAATGAACTATTAAAAATGCCACAAGCTGACATAGTTACTGAACATACGTTTTTGCCAGGGATTTATGAACGCAAAATTACCGTGCCCCCTTGGACCGTATTAACTGGTGCAGAACATAAAACCGGGTACAAAATACGGCTAGAAAAAGGCACTATTGCCGTAAATGTTGAAGATTCAGTCAAAGTATTGACTGCCCCAATGGAATTTGATGCAAAAGCCGGGGCGCAACGTGTGGGCCGGGTATTTGATGAAGAAGTAGTTTGGGTAGATGTTTATGAAAATCCGGACAATTGCCAAGATATAGAAGTGCTTGAAGAACGTTTATATATTGTGCCGGAGTGCGGTTTAGGCGAAAATAGAGTGTCATTACAAATTAAAAATGCAAAAGCAGATAAGCTTTTGTTAGATCAAACATTGGAAGGGGAATTGCTATGTCAGGATGGGTAGCCGGTGCCGTAGTAGTTGGGTCAGTAGCTTCTAGCTATATGCAATCAAAAGCCGCTGGTAAAGCCGCTGATCAATATGGGCAACAAGCAGAACGTGGTTTGCAATACAACCAAGCAATGTTTGACAAAATTAATGAACAAAATGCCCCTTATCGTGCTACTGGCGAAAGAGGGGCAACTTTATACAATCAATTAGCTGATACCGGTTATTTGACTGCCCAGCCATCTATGGATGATATGACCAGGTTAATGCCAAATTATCAATTTAATTTGCAACAAGGTTTAGGTCAATTAAATTCACAAATAAACGCCGGTGGTGGTTTGGTTAGTGGAAATGCTATACAAGGTGCCCAACAATTTGCCCAAGGATATGCTGGTAATGCTTTAACTGATGCTTTTAATCAATTTCAAGCTAACCGTACAAATGTGGTTAGTAACGTAAATGCTTTAACAGGCGTAGGTCAAAACGCTAATGCAACAACGGCAACTGCCGCTAGTGGTGCTACTGCCAATGCTTCTAATTTGCTTTCTAGTATTGGTAATGCACAAGCCGCTGGAACAATGGGTGCGGCAAATGCTTATGCAAGCGGCCTTAACAATATTAGTAACTATGCAATGCTTTACGGTATGCGTAGTAGGGCTTAATTTTTTAAAAGTTTAGGTGACAATATGGCTGGATTTACCGCAGATTTAAACCCAAAAGGCAACACTATGTCACTTGCTGACTTAATGAAAGCTGGTGCTTATGGTGCGGAAATGGACGTTCTTAACCGTCAAGCCGCAGTTGCACGGGAAAAAGAAAAGGAAATGCCAATAATTAAAAACTTTATGGCTGATCCCACAAATAAGCTTTCTGACGGTTCTTTTGATTTAAAACAAATGCCAGCATTGATTTCAATTGCACCGTTAACCGGCCCTGATTATGCTGACAAAATTATTGGATTAACTAAAAATAATATTGAAACAAACAAAGCTTTAAATTCGCTTTCCGAAGAAAACCGTAAACCTTTTGCTTCTATTTATGGCAATTACGGCCAATTAGCGGCCAATGGCCAAGTAGTTACAAACACAGAAATTATTGGATCGTTACAAAGATTAAAAGAATTTTATCCACAATTATCCCAAGCGGCAGATGGTCAAATTAAAAGTTGGCAAGCTAGACCTGAAAATACACCAATTGATCCACAAGTGTTGATGAAATCACGAAATGAAACATTAACGCCAACCCAATTAATTGATCAATTTTCACCTAAAGCTGGCACAACAACCATTGGAAATCAAATTGTTGGTACGGTTACACAACCTTCTGTTGCTGGTGAACAACCTAAAGTTTCTACTGCCCCATTGGGCGGCGGTCAAGGTACTGTTACGCCTACTGGTAGTGCAACAACTGAACCTGGTGGCAGAACATTACCTAAGATAATTCAAGAAGATACTTCTATGAGTTATACCGGACCAGCTAATCCGTTAAACCTAAATAAATTTCAAGAAGAAGCTTATTCAAAAGGTAAAACAAATGTTACAGAAGCTAATATGGCCGTTAAAACCATTAAAGATTTAGCTTTAAGCGTAGATAAAGTTGAACAATATTTAACCAGCGCAAGCGGTTCTAAAGCTTTTCAAATGATTCGCCAAGGAACAAAATGGGTATTTGGTGATGCTGAGTTGGATTCATTGGTTAAAAATATTGCCCAGGTCCAAGCTAGAAACGCCCAGGTAATGGGATTGGATAAAACCGATTCTTCCCGTGAATTAAATGCCAAACTTTCCGGTAGTGAAAACATTGATGAAAAAGCCCTTGCTGGCGTTATGCAACAAGTTAAAGCTGAAACTAAAGCGGCAGAACTTTATACCCAAGGCCTTAATAAATTTATAGAAAAACGTGGTGACGTTAACGGTTACATTCAACAACAAAAATTCCAAAACAAGTGGGCAGAACATTACGATCCACGTATTTTCCAAATTGATAACATTGCCGAATCTAAATTGCCTGAATCTGAAAAACAAGCAAGAATTGATCAAATTACAGGCAGAATGACCGAAGCACAATTTAAAAAATTAAGACAAGATTCTGTAATTTTGCATCGTTTAGCTAAAGGTCAATATCAATAATGGCTAATACAACTTTTGATGAAGAATTAGACCTAGTTCCTGGGTTTAAATATTTAAAAAATAAACTTGTTACTGTTAGCCCAGCACCGGCTGAATTTAACAATGCAAAACCTATTGAAACACCAAAAGTTGATTTAGAAGGGCTTGATCCAGCCCTTAAAGAACGTATTAATATTGCCGCCCGTGATTGGATTGCTAATAAAGAATTAAATCCAAAAGGTGAACCGTTACCAATTACTAGCGGATTTCGTGATACATCTAAACAATCCCAGTTGTTTTCTAACAGGGCATCAAATCCTAATCTAGTTGCGCCCCCAGGTTATAGCAGTCACGAAAAAGGCATGGGCATTGATATTTTGCCTACCGTTCCTGATTCTTTTTTGGCTAACTATGGTTTGTACCGGCCGCATGGCGCAAAAGACCCCGTACACGTAGAAATTAATCCTAAAGCTAATTTTCAACCATCAATGGATTTAATTGATGATGATGGTTTAGGCATACCAGGTTTTAAATATACAAGCCGCCAAGGCGTTTATACGCCATCTACTAGGGAAGCGGTTAGTGATCAATTTAGTAACGTTAGAAAACAATTAACCAGTTCTAATTACTACACAAATACATTGCCTAAACAAGCCGCCGCATTAGGTGATGTGCTTTATGGTTCAATACCGGCCGCAGTTAAATTTATAGGTGAACCGTTTGCCAAACTTATTGACAAAGTTGGCGATACAAAAATAGCAACTGAAACATTAGATAAAGTAACCCAATTTGCTGACCGTCCTATTGGTAAAGCTTTTGGCATTACTAATGATCCAGCGTATAACGCAGAAGCCGCTAATCGTTTTATGGATTATGTTGGCAAAAACATGGATAAAGGCGCAGATTACATTGCTAAAGAAACAGGCATGAATAAATCTGATGTAGCCTGGTTTATGAACGCCGCCACAATAGGTGCCGGTGCATTAGCTTATAAAGGCGGTAAAAAAGCTATTGAAACTGGTCAAGAAGTATTGCCTAAAGCTAAAGAACAACTTCAAACCCAATTTGAAACTGTTAAAGGCAAAGTTCAACAAAAATTCCCAAGCTTAAAAGGGGAAGAAAACCCCAATTTGCGTAGCGTAGGGGCCGCTGAATTAAGTGCTGGTAAGTTGCGCCAGGCTAAAGCCCAAGAACTGCTTGTGCCAATGGATTTGCCACGTGACATTGTTACTCGTAATTTTGCAGATATTAATTGGGCACGTGAAAAAGCTAAAGATGCAATTACTGGCGAACCATTGCGCCAAAATTATTCCAAGCTTAATAAACAACTTATTGATAACCTTGATGCTGAAATCTACCAAACTGGTGCCCAAAAAACAGGCGTTGATCGTGGCGATCTTGGGCAAGATTTAGCAAACGTTGTTGGTACATATAAAAAAGACCGTTATCAAGCCGTTAAAGATGCTTACACCGCCGCTGATAATGCCGGTGAAACGTTGCAATTAGTGCCATACAAGCCGGTGCTTGATTACATTGAAAACATTAAAACTAAACGTCCTACCCAATACGATCAAAACCCTATTTTAAAAATGGTAGAAGAAGATTTAAAAGCAAACGATCCAAAAAATGCTACTGGCGCAGTAAATTTACGTCAATTAGAAGATATTCGTGCATTAATTAATGCTGAAACTGAATTTGGAACTTCTAATGGATTTCACGGCAGTAAAATTCGTGATCAAATTGATAACATTACTAAAGATGCTGGCGGCAGTTTGTATAAGGAAGCCCGTGCCCTTAATAGCCGTTACATGAAAGAATTTGAAGAAAATCCAGCAATTAGGGATATTACGGCAACTAAAAAAGGCACTACTGAACGCAAAGTAGCTATTGAAACATTGGTAGAAGATTCAATGCTTAAAGGCCCACGTTCTAGGGTAGAAGAATTATTTAAAACGCTAGACAATGCCGGACCTGAAGGCCAGGCCATGATTAATGAATTGCGTGGTGTAGTGGCAGAACAAATTAAAAATGAATCAATTAAAAGCGTAAGCCGGGATATTAATGGCAATCCTATTGTTACCCCAACTGGACTAAACAATATAATTACTAAGCTTGATAAATCAGGAAAGCTTGACCTTATATTTGGTAAAAAAGGTGCAGAACGTTATCGCACCCTTAATGATGTAGCAATTGACGTTAAAACCGTGCCTGAAGGTTCTGTTAACTATTCCGGTACTGCGGCTAATCTTAAAAACATGGCCGCACAAATAACAACTGATTTAGCAACTTCTGCATTAACTGGAGTTCCAGCCCCAATTACAACTGTTGGAACAATGCTTTACAAAAATCAACAAAACAAAAAAGAATTAAACAAAATTAACGAATTTATTAATTATGGTAAGGAACAAAAATAATGCCATCGGTACTTTTATCCCCAGTTGGCAATGGCCAACAATTTTTTGACAATAACGGAATTCCAAATGCCGGTGGATTAATTTATACCTACCAGGCTGGATCAAGTACCTTATTGACTACTTATACAACTGTAAACGGCACTATTGCTAATACAAACCCTATTGTTTTAGATGCCTATGGCCGTACCCCAAGTGAAATTTGGATGCAAACCGGTTATAGCTATAAGTTTATTATTCAAACCGCTGATGCAGTTACATTGCAAACATTAGATAATTTGTACCCTATTTTGCAATCTGCCCCAACCGTATCAAGTGCTTTTGTTGCTGGCATGATTATTATTTGGTCCGGAAGTTTAGGTTCTGTTCCAGCCGGATGGGTGCTTTGTGATGGTAATAATTCAACTCCTGATTTACGTAATCGTTTTGTAGTTGCCGCCGGTTCAACTTATGCAGTAGGTGCAGTTGGTGGTTCTGCTGATGCAATTACGGTAACGCATACTCATACTGCTACTGTTACAGACCCAGGCCACAATCATCTTAGCGGATCAAATGGTGGTGATACATCTGCAACTTGGAATCCATTTGGATTTGATGCTGGTCAAAGATGGGATGGGGCTGGCCCAGCATCGGGTGCTATTGGATCATCACATAATTCAAATACCAAAACAACTGGAATTAGTGTTGCAAATGCCAATGCCGGAACAAGCGGAACTAATGCTAATTTGCCACCGTACTACGCATTAGCGTACATCATGAAAACATAATGGAAATTACTATGTTTGAAATTGACCCAGTTAAATATGGGGTTCTATGGCAAAAAGTAGAATCTTATGAATCTAAATTTGATGATATGTCAAAAAAAATGGATAAGATGGAAGCCAATATTGAAAAACTTCTTGATAACCAGGCCCAACAAAAAGGGGCTAGTTGGTTAGCAATTGGCATATTGACTGCATTAAGTACCTTGGGCGGCTGGGCGGTTCATTGGTTCACAAGCAAATAGGACGGTAAAAGAAAGTGAACCGCAATGTCAGACCCGTTTGGATTAACAGAAGGAGTAAAAACTCTTTCCGGTAGCATTGATGCAAGCCGGGAAGCGTCTAAAGGTTTATCCAAAAGTATTGAAGGAATTCAGCAAGACGGTTTAGAAGTAGCCCAGCAACAAGCAAAAGAACGCATACGGGCAAGACGGGAAGCAGAATTTAAGAAAGAACGGGCTTTAATAAAAGCCTTGGAAGAATGGAAGCGCAAAAAACAAATATCAGACGAAGAAGCCGATTTAAAGATTAAGTTTGTAAAGCAGTACGGTGCAAAAGAATGGGATGCGTTGCTTAGAATTAAGCTGGACATTGAAAACATGGAACGCAAGAACAACGAAGAATTTCAGCACGATTTAAAAGCAGTACGAAGGGTGCAGTTTTATTGTTTTGTTGCCGCACTTTTTGTAACTTTATGGTTAAAGTTTATTTTGGGGGCGTTTTAAATGAATATGCAAGATTTATTAAAAGCAATTATTCCTATTCTTGTTGCTTGTATAGCTTGGTTACTTGGCCAAGTATCTTCATTTCAAACCCGTTTAACGCAGATTGAAGGCAAAATGCCAGCGTTGATTACTAGCGAAGGTATTCCAACAGATAGCCCAATATCAGCAGAAAAACGGGCTAAGATGCGTGAAGAACTTTACAAAGAAATACACGAACTTCATGTACGGGTTAAGTTAATAGAAGAAAGAACCAAAAAATAATGGACACTTTATTAGGACTTCTTAAAGGTGTTGCACCTATTCTTGCAACTGCGGTAGCTGGCCCGGCTGGTGGTGCGGCAATAGGATGGTTAGCCAACAAACTAGGCGTAGATGATGCCACCGTAGAAGGCGTTACCCAAGCCCTTACCGGCAACCCGGAACTTACTTTAAAGCTTAAAGAATTAGATTTAGAGTATGCCAAATTAGAAGTTGCTGACCGTGATTCTGCCCGCCAGGCGTATGCCGCAGTAGCTACTTCAGCAAATGCAACTAAGTTGGATAAGATGGTTGTTCCAATTCTTGCTTTGGGCGTAGTTGGTTTAGCTTTTATATTAATTGGGGTATTGATGTTTGTAGATACCCCTGACGATCAACAACAATTGGTTATTTTTGCGCTTGGGTTTATAACGTCAGCGGCGGGGCAAGTTCTTTCTTTTTATTTTGGTTCTAGTCAAGGCAGTAAAAATAAAACAGAAGAAATGAAGGGAATGATCAAAAAATGACACTTGATCAATTACAAACTTTAGGCTTGGGTGAACAATGGCTGGACCCATTAAATGAAACGTTTGATAAATACCAAATTAATACACCACAACGCCAGGCGTGTTTCTTGGGGCAAACCCTTCATGAATCCGGTAGCTTTAAATTTACTAAAGAAAACTTGAATTATTCAGCTAAAGCTTTAATGGCAACCTGGCCAAGCCGGTTTCCTGATCTTGATACCGCAACGCAATATGAACGCCAGCCGGAAAAGATAGCTAATAAAGTGTATTCCGGGCGCATGGGCAATACTGAAGATGGTGATGGTGCAAAATACATAGGCCGTGGATTAATCCAATGTACTGGTAAAGAGAACTATACGCATTGTGGTGAAGCTTTGGGTATAGATTTGATAGGTAGCCCTCATCTTTTAGAAGAACCCCGTTACGCCGCTTTATCGGCTGGCTGGTTTTGGAACAAAAAAGGGTTAAATGCTTTGGCTGATGAAGGTACTAGCAATTCTTTTGAAATAATGACTAAACGTATTAACGGTGGATTGCTGGGGCTTGATGACCGGAAATCTAAGATGATTGAAGTTCTTAAAGCACTAGGGGCACAAAATGGCTGATAAATTTTATAAAGAAACAAAAGCGCACGAAAAACGGGAAGAAAAAGACCAAATTACATTACGTAATACTGTTTATAGCTTAAAAAAAGAACTTAAAAAGCATGAAAGTGAGCCTATGAACAAGGCCCACCCATCTAAAAAATAATTACTTAATTCTAGCTACTTTGGCCCGGCGCAATACTTGTTCGTATTGTTCCTTGGCCTGGTCATCTAGTTTGCGTAATGGCAGATTTTGCCAATAAGACCATTTATCTTTGTATTCTTGAAGTTCTGAAGGCGGTACCCAGCCGGCTAAACGCCATCGAATGGTTATATCGGTGCCGCTAATGGTCCAAATATGTTCATTCATTTTTTCCCCTTAATATCTATGTTTAGGCATACACGTTACTTCTACTGGAATGTCAGCGGTAAAGCCGTTAATCTGACGTTTAGTAGTAATTACATGGGCACGTAGGCCAGCACCTTCACATTCAGTAACCCCATTAATAACTTCATTCCGGGTTAATGCGGCTACTTGTTTATCTAATATTAACTGTTGGGAAGGGGCTTGGCTATACACGGTGCCGGAAGTGCTATTGCAACCCGTTAAAAATAGAATTGCCAGGACAAATCCAACCATCAATACGCCAACACCAATTTCATTGGCTAAATGCTTCCAGCGTTTAATACGGGCTTGTTTAGCTTCCCAGGCCAATAGATTGTTGTAGGCTTCCCGATCCCCCCAACCCTTATCCACCATACGTTGTAGGTTTTCTTGTTTGGCTTGATATGCCCAATATGCCTGGGCTTGTTTTTCTTCATGGTCCATGTCAATTCCTTTATTTATCACCGCAACATTGCGGTATTTGTTAATTTACTAAAGTTTTCTTTAGTTGTAAAGCGCAATTGTGCAACTAAACAACGTAAGGCGTGAATTTGGCAACTGCGGCTAATTGGGTGGAAACTGGAAAAAACCCCAAATTGTTGCATCCTTCAACGTCCAGTTAACCGCCCTTTAATTTATCTACAAATAGTTACCCATTGGCAACCACCGCCGCCGCAAACGTATTGTTGCCAGCAATTGGCTTGTTGGGCTACGGCAAAACCAACTACAAAGAATGTTGCAAATGCTAATAGTGCTTTTTTCATAATGGTTCCTTTACTTGTGATTGTTTTTTAACTGCCAAAATTCCAACAACTTTGTAAACATAAGCCAGTAACGGTTCAAGTCATTGGCTTCATGTTCTACAACTTTTACCCCGGTAAACTGGGTAACGCCATTGACCATTTTGTAACCAACAAATACGTTGGCACAACGGGCTTTAGGCATATTAAACCCTTGGCGGTAAGCCGCTAATTGCATCCCGTGTTCCGGATAAATTTCTGCTTTAGAAATATCTTCTGTTTCTTTGGTTTTAATGTCAATACAAACACCATCAAAATCATGCCTGGATTTGGCTATTAAATCGGCCTTGCCGCCGTAACCAAGAGTATGGGCAAAGGATTGTTCAGACAATAGCAAAAGCGGCCCAAAATGCGTTTTAATGGCTTCTTCAACTGGCCGGCATATTGGCATTGATTCCGGTATTAAAGCCCCTTCAAAAAACGCTTGAATAATGGCATGAATGGCCGTACCACGGTCAGCCGCTATTTTGGCGGTTTGTTTGGAATCCATCATTACCCGGTCTAGCCAATCTTTTTCCGGTTCGCCTGGTTCCCTGGGAAGGGTTAAAGCGGCTAATAGGACGTTTTGTTGTTTCCATGAATCAAGGCCTGGTTTCGCCGCAACCGCAAGCACTCCTGAAACGCTAACGCAAAGGTCAAGTGATCTTGCATCCCGTAACGTTGTTGCTCGTTGTTGGCCGTTTTTTCCGATAACACTATACTCTGGGTTTCCTTGACGATCATACCAATGCCCACTTTCCGATTGACGTTCTTTAATTATCATTGTTTTGGTTTTCTTCCACGTTTTGGCGTTTCAACAAATTCTTCTTGGACCGGTGTAATTACAACAACTTTGCTTTCATATTCACCGCACCAATCATGCTGGCTTTTGTTGGCCGTTTGTGGGTAACGTTTGCATACGCCGTATGTGTCATTGGTTTGACCGGCATACCATTTACAGTCAATACATTTCATTTATTCACCTAATGTTTGTAAGATTAATTTTCTATCTTTTGGGTCCTTAACCAGGCAAGCCGCTTCAGTAACTAAAGCCCTGGTGAACTTGGATAAAGCTTCATAACTGAAACCAATGATTTCAGTTTCTTCATCGTGGCCTATATCTTGATGTGTTTTCAAAGTGTAGTGATCACAAACTATAAACTTAACCATTGGCTTCATATTGCCCCCTAGAATGGAATATCGTCATCAATCAATTCTGACGGTGCAGAACTGATTATTGGCGCATTAGGTTCAAACGTATTGCGGTATTCCGCAGACTTCTTAATAACGCCTTGCATACCTTCTGAAAGCTTGTTGAACTTATCTTGATCAAACGGATCAAGAGTAAAAATCATTAATTCATTTACGCCTTTAGGTTCGCCAAGTTTTTTCAATGCTGATGGCACCTGGCTAATCCCGGCAATGTTGGCGTATTCTTTACCGTCATAGGTGGAATGGGTAACTGAAACCATGCAATATTTGCCTAACAATACTTCCAGGTTAAAACCGTCCAGTTCTTCCTGGGTAAATGCTTTTCCTCGCCAGGCTTCTAAATCCTTACGTAGCGTGGCTTTTTCGTCCAGGGATAGCGTGTAGCGTTTAGATACGATTAGCGGTTTACTTTCTGCGGTTTGTAGCGGCTGGCCATCGTTATCTTCACCATGCAATTCAAACATGGCAATGATTTTGCGTTGCATTTTGCGTTTACCCATCCATTCGGTAGTTTGCGTACCGATGTCAATTATTCTATATAGACGGGCAAGGAAACTGCCGGCTGGGGGTAATTTAAAGTCACTACCGGAACTGGTTTGTTTTGCAATTATCATTTTCTCACTTTCCAAAAATTTGACCGAAGTCATTGATCACGTCACGTAA